GACCAAATGGCTCCTATTAAGCGCCTTCAAGAAAGATTTTCCCGAGACCCTCGAGGTCGGATGTATGCATCAATTGATCTTTCATCTGCTACTGATCGTCTTCCCTTAGATCTTCAGATTTCTCTTATAAAAGAGTTATTTAAAGATAAGGTTCCTGACTCTGATGCCTTCGCGAAAGCTTGGGCTTCATTGTTGGTTAAAAGATTTTATCAAGTAAAGATGAATCCTCACCTGTTGCAACAAACATTTGTACCTAAAAAGTACAATGTTCATCCGGACTTCGGGGCCTTTGGAGTAACCTATTCTGTTGGTCAGCCAATGGGGGCTTTGTCTTCTTGAGCTATGCTAGCATTAACTCATCACGCCATAGTCCAATATGCCTCTTTCAAGGCATATAAAGGGAAACGAGGTTGGTTTGAGGATTATGGTGTATTAGGAGATGATGTGGTTATCATTGGAGCACCTGTTGTGTTAGCCTATCGCCGGATACTCCAAGAAATTGGGGTGAAGGCGGGGTTAGCTAAATCTATTGTCGCTAAGTCTAAGTTTGTCTTAGAGTTCGCAAAGAAATTCTTTGTTGACTCTGGACAAGCCAATATGCTCCCATTAAAGGAGTGTATTGCGACTCGGTGTTCAACTAGTTTAGTAGTTGAGTTTGTACGAAAATACGATTTAACTCTCAACGCGATTTTATCGTTTCTCGGGTATGGTTATAAATCTAAAATGAAAGTCTATAAGACTACTTATTTTAAATTACGAACCAGACTGAGAGTGCTTCTAATTTGATTATCACATCCTAGTAGTCCAATGGGGAAAGGGTCATACACATCGTGAATAACCCAGATCTCATGGACTGACCATCACATGCCTTCTTATCCTACTTTACTTAAAATGACCCGATTAACTGAAGAGTTAATGTGGGACAAATTAGATAAAGCTAAAAAGGATTTAAATGGTTATATTAGTACCATTCGGAGTGCAGATGATGTCCTTAATCGGAAAAATCCTATCGAAG